CCTCCTCCTTGATTACCCCAAGGATTTACTCTGTACCTAGAAGCTCCTCCCATACCAGCAGACATCATTCTTATTTTTCCTGTCATATATGTAGTAGTTAGATAATATTATTTACAGATATTTTGTACTTATTGTTCAGTGATGGTAAAGGTATGGTAACTTTTATTCCTGATTCATAACACATCTATAAAACCACATTAAACGTCATATTGACGTTAATCACTTCGTTTTCTGTGAAGGAACCGCTCACGTTCAGATCCTCGTAATTAGGTACTGTAAAATACATATAGACAACATTGAAGAGTGTTGACGTTACGATGTCTAACTGAATATCTGATATGGTCCCACCACCCTCTTGTTCAATTGTAACTGTTGTTGATATAGCCTCTCTATCAAGAAAATCTTCCTCGTTACGTGCACCTCCATATTGGCCTGCTATAATCTGAAAATATAATTGGCTAATAGTACTTAATATCAGTCCATAGGCGTCGCCGAACGCCGGAAGTATATTATTTTCAGCATGCACGGCATTGATTAGAAGAAAACCACTTGAATTAAAAACAACATCTACACCATCAACTGTTATAGATAATGACTCAGATTCAGGCTCAGGCTCAGGCTCTGGTTCTGGTTCTGGATCTGGTTCTGGATCTGGTTCTGGTAGTGGTTCTGGTTCTGGTTCTGGCTCTATCTCGGTATCATCTGGAGACACCGACAGTGATGCTGGTTCAGGTTCTGATTCTTCTTGTTGTGGATTTTCTAGAACTGGAACAACAGCACAAGCTTTCTTGATATATTCATTTACAATATCAACACGTTTTTGAGTTTCTACTGAACCAAGTTTACTTAGACATTTACGTCCTTCTGGGCTATTCATTAAATCACTTTCAACTTGTTTCATGCCAACACATAAACCTCTTGGGTCATTTAAGATTTGTTTACGATATTTACGTAAACCACTTTCATCTGCACCTCTACCTAATAATTGACGATAAGCCAATACAACAAAGTTATGGGCTTTAGCTTCTTTACTACATGAAGCACAAGAACCATCAGCAGTTGTTGCAAACATTTTACTTGGTGCTCCAATACCACCTAATTGATTAACACAAAACACCATTCTACGTTGATCAGGACTAGAATACGCACGTGATCTAATAGCAGGAATTACATATTGTACTCTCTTGTTAGTAGTAGTAGCTAAACCGCCTTTTTTATTACCACCTCCTTGATTACCATTAACATTACTGTTATACAAACTAGAACCGGCTCTACCAGCAGACATATTTCTAATTTTTGACATTTATATAAATTATAATTACATAATAATAATTTATACTAATCTAATTAGTGTAATTTCTTATATTCAGGGGAAGCTTTAATTGCTGCTTCTACAGCTGCTTCACCTTGTTCCATACACATTTTAGTGTAAGTTTTGAGTCCTGATTCATCAGCAGCTCTGTATAACAACTTACGATAGGTTTTTAAAACGAAATTATGGCACTCAGCTTTAGACTTGCATGAAGCAGAAACACCATCAGCGGTTGTAGCGAACATTTTACTTGGTCTACCGACACCACCTAACTGATTAATACAGTATACCATTCTACGTTGGTCGCTGGTAGAATCAGCTTTTCTCTTAATTGCTCGTAAAACGAAACTAACGCGTTTGTTAGTAGTAGGAGCTAAACCTTGTTTTTTATTGCCACCTCCTTGATCACCATTAACATTAGCATTATAAACAGACGCACCGGCGCGTCCAGCAGACATACTTCTAATTTTCATTGACATCTTTATATAATATAATATAAGATATAAAAATTTATTTATTTATAATAATAATGACAAGTAATTTAAACATACAAGAACTTCTTTCAGCTTTAGATAATGATGAACATAGCAATCTCTTAAATACATCATATGAAAAGATTGCTAAAGATAAAAATGATATATTACAACAATTACAATTTAATTCAGAAAAATTAAAAATGTACCATACTAAATTAAAAGATTACAGATATGTTGATGAACTAAATGATTTAAAATATGGTCAATACATTAGATGGATAAACATTAAAAATCCAGAAAGGTTGACATTGACAAATGGAGGTATATTTTTAGAAATAAAATTACTAGATACAGGTACACATATGATGATAAAAAATAATATGAATCGTATATTTCAAATTAAAATGGATGAGTGTATTGTATTCCAAAAATTATCGGATCAGGAAAAAATAATTTTATTGGCTATAAAGTATCTAAATAACTAACGTGACTTTCTCGTTTTATTAAATTTAAGCTTACCTGTTTTAGAAAGATTTCTACGAGTTTTTTTATTTTTGATTAGTTTATAATTACCTTTACATGAGAACTTATTGTATTTAATATTGCGTTTTCTAAATATAGAATTATTACAAACAGCAATAACAGATTTTTCAGGTAAAGAAGTAGTTTTCTTAACTTTCTTAATACATCTACATAATTTTGTAGCTAAAAGATGTTCAGCAATAGTTTTGTTCTTTTTTTTATTTTTATTTGAGAGAGGTATACCATAATATTTAAGTATTGCATTATAGTCACTATAAGTGAGTTCAGTCATCGTATATATATTAAAATTAAAAAATTTTAATAGTAATATTTTTAAATTAAATAATATGATTATAAAGTAGTTATGTATGGATATAAATACGTAGTTTTTGACTTAGATGAAACATTAGGATATTTTACAGAATTAGGTATATTTTGGGATAGTTTAAAAAGTGTATTAAAAAAAAACTTAACTCAAAATGAATTTAATAAAATTTGTGATTTATATAAAGAATTTTTTAGACCAGGTATATTTAGTATAATAACTTTTTTATTGAAAAAAAAACGTGTATCAAGTACTACTAAATTACTGATATATACAAATAATCAAGCACCTAAAGAATGGACATACAAAATAAAAAGTTATATTGAAAATAGATTTAATTCAACTTTATTTGATCAAATAATATGTGCTTTTAAAGTGAATGGTAAGCGTGTGGAGATGTGTAGAACAACACATAGTAAGACATATAATGATTTAATAAAATGTACAGAAGCACCAAAAAATAGTACATTTATATTTATGGATGATCAATATCATGATAAAATGAGAAATGAATTTGTAGAATATTTAAATATAAAGCCTTATACACATCATCTATCTTTTGTAGACATGATAAATAGATTTGTTAAATCTGAAATAGGTAAAAAATTAATAATTGATGATAAAGAAGTGTTTAAATTGAATATGTTAAAAGAAATGAAAAAATATAACTTCAAGGTATTTAAGAAAAATGAAAATGAATTAATTGTTGATAAAGCTGTAACAAAAAAAATGATGTTGCATCTACAAAAGTTTTTGAAAAATAAAAATAAAACAAGAAAAAATAAACATAGAAAACATCGCGTTTCAAAAAAAAATCGCAGTTAAATATATAATGTCAACATTTAGTTTCTCAAGTATGAAAAAAATGGCTGCTGATGGAGCAGCAAAAGCAAAAAGTGTCAGTAAAGACGCTATGGATAAATCAAAAGATTTAGCACAAAAAGGTAAAGTAATGGCTCAACAAGGTATATCTGGTGCACCAGCTTTAGCTAAGAAAGCACAAGGTCACATGAAGAGTGCATCTGTATCAGCATCAAAAGCAGCAAAATGTATGAGAGAATGTCAAGCAAAATGTAGAGCCCAGTCAGGAGGGAGACGTACACGTAGACGTACACGTAGACGTAGAGGTGGAAAACGTAGAAAGACTCACAAACGTAAGCATCACAAGAAGACTCATAAGAAAAGAAAGGGGCGCAAAAGCCGCAGAAAGTCCCATCGTCGTAGACGCTAAATAATATATAAAATCTAATGTAATTTTATATGTTATCAAAAATAGATCAAAAGTTATGGAAAACAGGATGGTATATTTATTATCCAGTGTATATTTTATCATTAATAGGAATTCAAGTAGTAGCACCTAAGTATTTAAATTATTTTTCTGCAATAGTAAAGGTTTACATAAGTTTATTATTATTATGGAAATTTAATCCGTTTAAAAATCCAAAACCAGTAAGTGTTTATGATAGAGAAATAATTTTTTCAGCAGCTATATTTTTATTATTAACGACAGTAATTGGAGATGTAATCATGACAAAAGATAAACAATTACATACTACATTGGAAGTAGGTTTAAAAGGATTAAAGTTTATGAACTAGACATCTGTTTATTATATACATCTAGCGTTCTAGCACTAGAGTCTTTAGCATCAACAAAATTAGGCATCCAAAAGTGTGGTATAGTGGTTGCCATATTAGGATATAATTTATCAAAAATTGTTCTGTAATACAATTGTTCTAAGGTTTCTGGTTGCATATGTTCATATTTATAAGAAGTCATTAAAACATCAGCTTCTTCTTCTGACCAAATAGTGGAAACTTTTTCACTAATAATTTCAAACCAAGATTTAGTTTGACTACTAACACCATCACTAAAAGCTTCTTTAGTTCTGAAAAGGACAGCTTCTGGTAACCATGATCCATCATTAAATGCTTCGCGAATAAGATATTTTTCACATTTGTTATGTAAATTATGACATCTAATTTCCTTAGGAATAGATAAGTAAAATTGTACAAAACTTCTATCTAGAAATGGTGTTCTTGGTTCAAGACCATTTGTAGAAATAGATCTATCAGATCTCAATACATCAAAAAAATGTATTTCATCAAGCAATCTTCTGCAATCTAAATCAAAATCAGTTGGATTAGGAGCGGCATGAAAATACATATATCCTCCTGAAACTTCATCACTACCATCACCATTAAAAATTACTTTAGCATCACTATGTTCTTTAATCCATTTTGAAACTAAATAATTTCCAACACTAGCTCTTACTGTAGTAGTATCAAAACTCTCAATTTTCTTTATCACTTCAGGAATGGAATTAAAAAAATGGTCTTCATCAACAACAATTTCTGTATGTTTTGTACCTAAGAAATCTGCAACTAGTTTAGCATATTTAAGATCTTCACTACCTTTTAGACCAATACTATATGTTTGAAGTTCAGGAACATATCTAGATACAATAGAAGTAACTAAGCTACTATCTAATCCACCTGACAATAAACATGCTACAGGTCTATCTGTAGTACCAACAATTCTTTTTTTAACAGCAACAATCAATCGTTCATGTATTTCTTGAAGTAAATAATCATAATTAGAAAATGAGTGTTCCAAAAATCCATGAGTAGAAAAACGATCTTTTTTAGTAAAATGCCATGAGCCTCCATACAATGAATATGAAGAATATGTTCCTGGTGTAAATTGTTGAACTACAGGTGGTTTTTCAGTTGTTTTTAGTAATTCATGTAGTTTATTACTCATAGGAACCATCTGTTTCATTTCAGATGTAAAAGCATTAAATGTAATATTATTTTTAAGTGGTGTATCATAAGTAAATTGCATATGATATAATGGTCTAACACCATAAGGATCTCTTGCAACGAACATTGTATTTTTTTCTAGATCAATCAAAACAAACGCAAAAACACCGTCAAGATTATTAAGAGTATAATCAATTCCGTATTTTTTATACATATGAATTATTATTTCACAATCAGAATCTGATTTTGCAGTATTTTCAGGAAATAGTTTATATAATTCTTTATAATTATATATTTCTCCATTACATACAAGTAAAATAGCTTCATTTAGCATAGGTTGATCAGATTCTTTATTCAATCCATTGATAGCTAAACGATGAAATCCTATCTTACATCCTATACATGGGGCTATTGAATTAGATCGTTCTGGTCCTCTAGATTGTGCCTCATAAAAGGCTGTCTTGATAATTTCTGCATTTAACTTATTGTCAGCATTAAGAAGAGCGAATATACCGCACATTACAACTAATAAAATGTATTTTTATATCTTTAGGTAATTTTGAAAAGATATTCTTGTTAGTATATATATTATGGACAGTAATTCAGGTAAAATGTATGGTGTAGTAAATGGTGTATATCAATGTCAACAAGAAAGAACGTCAGAATTAGATGATAGAATTTACGATCGTTTATGGCCATCTGCTCCTCTACAACCACAATATTCAATGAGATCTGTATCTACAAAATATTCTTTAATGCCTATAGTAGATCAGAGAGTAAAATCAACCGTACCTTTGAGAAATTTTCCAGTGTATAATACAAAACAAGTTTTTAATCCTGGAACAGCACAAGCGCCTTGGTCTGGATTTTCTATGAATGTAAACACTGAATCTAAATTAAGAAATCAGTTTTTTGCATTACAGAGATGTGAACAATCAGAGTATGTTCCTAATTCAACTAGTGATTTATTTGTACCTTATGTACCTAAGTTGACAACTAGCGAAAAACAACCATTTCCAGATTTATTTGAACAACAAGAATTTGAACCATTTAATCCTAACCCTCTAGATTTAGGAGGAAAAATATTGAATAATAGTACTAGAGTTCAATTACAAGACGCTTGTAATTCTGGACCTCGTATTAATTAATAATTTTAAAAACATATTATTATTAATGACAAGTAATAATAATATTATTGATGAACTAGAATATCTAATGAATCCAGGAATGTATGAAAAATGGATGAAAAAAAATGAAAAAAAAATTAAAGTAAGTGATTTAAAAAGTGACGTAAAGTTTTACAAAAAACGTATCATTCAACTAACAAAAGATATGATAAAAGGTCAGCATATTACTAATTCTGTTAATAAAGCATATAATGAGTATATGAAAAGTTGTGTGGCATATTTACGATTTCTGGATACAAAAGATATATTACAAGAAGAATACAAGAATATTCCTGTAGAATTAGATGTATCTGATGATGATAATAATGGTGATCCTAATAACAATTTAATAAACCCGTCATATTTACATAAACAAAATAAAATAGAAGATTACCTAGATGTAAAAAAAATATCAAATGTACCAAAAAGTGAAACGTATTTACCTGAGAAAAAAGATTTAAAGCTTAAAGATCCAGAATTAAAAAAGAAAGGTGTTAAGAAAAAAAAAGGTAAAAAGAAAAAGAAAAATATCAATTAATTATAATGGGAAATAGAAGACATACAAGAAAACATAAAAAGAAGCATAAAAAGAAACATAGTAAAAAACACAAAAATCATAACAAAACAAGGAAATTAAAACCTGTAAAATGTTCACCTACTTCAGATAAGTCCTATACATGTTATTCAGATGACTCTTTACATTTTATAAAGAAAATGTGGAATAGACGTCATCCAGATAATAAAATAACATCAAATGATTCTCGTGAAATATGGAAGGCTATGCGTGAAAATTTAGCAAATTCATGTAATAGAGAGTCTTGTTGGTTAAGACAAAAATTTATAAAGAAGAAGTTGAATAGAGAGTTATTAAGTTATACATTTGCACCTAAAGCACCCAGAAAATGGAAATCTAATCCAAATGAATGGTTGACTAGTATAGATATTATCAAAGTAATGAAACAATATGAAAAAAAATACAAATGTTTTGATTTTATTGGACCTTCTCCAATTGACTATGATCATCACAAAATGTATGGAGAGTGTGTTTGGGAAGAGCTTTGTAATTTTGATTTAAACCAACAAATTAAAAGTGGTAAAAGTAAGATAGGTGTGATATTTAATTTAGACCCTCATTATTTAGAGGGATCACATTGGGTAGCATTATATATAGATTTTAAACAAAAATTCATATATTATTTTGATAGTGTAGGCGACAAATGTCCAAAAAGAATCATGAAATTCGTTAAAAAAGTGCAATCACAAGGTTCTAGTAGAGGTATGGAGTTAGATTTTAAAGAGAATAAAGTATCACATCAGAAAAAAAATACGGAATGTGGAGTATACTGTTTATTTTTTATAATTGAAATGTTAAAAAAAGAAAAACCTTACATGTTTGAGAAAGAAATACCAGACGAAAAAATGGAAAATTTCAGAAAAGAGTATTTTAATTTAAATATGTAATTAAGCTGGTGGTTGTGGTAAATTTAAACCAAATTGATAAGTAAGATTTAAGTTACCATCAGAATCTATAGACGTTTCTGTTTGTATAATTTCTTCATTATTAGTAGGATTATTCATAGATTGTGATATTATATTAGCAAGAGTTCTTTGTTCTTCAGTTAATTGTGGATTATTATTAATATTATCTAATTCATTTATTACAAGTTCTCTCGCAATATCTTGAGAACTTGTAGTATCCTCTGTAAGATTATCATCGTCATCTTGTGTATCTTCAGTCTGAGTATCTTGTGTCTGAGTAATAGGATTTTCAATATCGTTTTCATTATTTCTATATGGATTGTTAATTACATTAAGCGGGTTATACTCTCTAATATCATACCTACATATAGGACATCTAACAGATGTTTCAAACCATCTTCTTAAAGAACTAGGGTTAAAACAGTGTCTACACTCTAATATTTGTAAAACAGTATCATTATCATTAAAACGATTTCTAGTTATAGGACAAGTATCATTAATAGGTTCTGCAATTTGACTGAAGATTCTTTCTTCAGTTGATCTCTCAATATGTTCCGTGCTAGGTCTAATAGGTACAGATTGCAAAGATTGTTGGAATAGTTGTTCCAATGTATTATTATTAGTAGGTTGAAAAGATAATGGTCCAAACATAGGTATAATATTTGGTAATGGTGATTGAATAGGATTTCTGGATACATTATTACTGTTATTATCAGTACTATTTCTAGGTCTTACATTTCTTTGCCATAAGTTCCTAAGGTTATTTCTATTAGCATTTCTCCAATCATTACGCATATTAGTATATCTACTAGATACACCTCTAGTACTACTAGATACAACTCTATTTCTAGATCTTCTCCTACTTGTATTATTTCTAGCTGGTGTATTTATATTGGTTGTTGTAGAACTCACATTATTATTGGATCTTGAAGAAGTTGTATTAGTATTTGAATTATTATTTCTAGATGCATACATAAATGCTACAATTATTTCATAACCCATTTCAGCAAGATTATCATTTTGTTCAATAATTCTATTATTTAATCTCCTAGTATTATTTATAAAATCAAAAAAACGATTTATAATTGATATTTGATCATCATTGTTATCTAACGGATAATTTTGTGTTCTAGACCACATATTATATAAACTTCTAAAAAAATATGTTTAAATACAAAGCTATTTATATTAATATAATGTCATTAAGTCATGAAACAGTAGACAAATATGCAGGTAAAGGATTAACAGGATTAGCAAATTTAGGAAATACATGTTATCTTAATTCATGTATGCAAATAATTTCTCATACTTATATGTTCAATAATTTTTTAGACTCAGATTATAAGACAAAATTAAATAAAAAACCTGAATCAGTATTACTAGTAGAATGGGATAAGCTAAGAAAATTAATGTGGAGTGAAAATTGTACAGTAAGTCCAGCTGGTTGGGTACAAGCAGTACAAAAAGTAGCTAAACTGAAAGGTAGAGAGTTATTTACTGGTTGGCAACAAAATGATTTACCGGAGTTTTTATTATTTTTAGTTGATAGCTTTCATATAGCTATGCAGAGAGAGGTAGAAATGAATATAAAAGGTAATGCTTTAAATGATAGAGATAAATTAGCAAAAGTATGCTACACTATGATGCAAAATATGTATAAAAAAGAATATTCAGATATTTTAAAAATTTTTTATGGAATTCATGTTTCTCAAATTGTAAACTTAGAAGGAGATTCTTTATCGCAGCATGCTGAACCATTTTTTATGATTGATTTACCGATACCAAAAGATAATAAGAGTCCTACATTAATAAACTGTTTAGATGAATATTACAAACCCGAAAGATTAGATGGAGAAAATGCTTATTTAAATGAAAAAACCAATAAAAAAGAAGATGTAGATAAAGGTCTAGTAGTATGGAGCTTTCCAAATGTTCTTGTAATATCTTTAAAAAGATTTAACAATAGTATTAGGAAAGACCAACGTTTAGTAACATTTGAATTGGAAAATATGAATTTAAGTAAATATGTAAAAGGATATGATAAAAATTCATATGTATATGATTTGTATGGAATATGTAATCATGGTGGAAATACTTGGGGAGGTCATTATACCGCGTATATAAAAAATGCAGATAACAATTGGTACCACTTTAATGATACTCATGTATCAAAATTAACAAGTAATATTGAGCATAGTTTAATATCTACACGAGCATATTGTCTTTTTTATCAGAAAAAAAATGTAATATAATTTATATATAAGATGGATGTACAAATAGATAATGTTTCTAATATGCCAACTAATTATGATTATATAAATAATATAGGTACAAATCCTTGGTCTTTAATATTTTTAACAGGTGTAATAATGGTGTATTATTTGATATTTGCGACTTTAGGAAGTGGAAAATCAGATGGTGGTGAAGGAGGTCAGTCCGCTATTAAAAGTTTTGTATTTTTAGAAGTAATCATTTGGGGTGTTTTCATAGCATTGTTGTTGTTGAATGGTATTCAATATTTTTTTGATATTGATGTGACAGCTTCAATAAAAAATTATTTTTCTGCACAACCGGAGATTGATATTGAAATTGATAATTTACAACCAAATAACAGCTCTGGTGATGACAAAGTTAAGTTTGAAGATAAAAGTGAAGTCTTCCACATTCCAGGAAATACACTAGTATATAAAGATGCAAAAGCTTTATGTGATGCATATGGAGCAAGATTAGCAACATATGATGAAATAGAAAGTGCTTACAATAAAGGAGCTGAATGGTGTAGCTACGGTTGGTCAGAAAATCAATTAGCATTGTTTCCAACTCAAAAGAAAACATATGATCATTTACAAACAGTAGAAGGTCATGAAAATGATTGTGGAAGAACCGGTATAAATGGTGGTTTTATTGCAAATCCAGCGGTTAGATTCGGAGCTAATTGTTTTGGTTATAAACCTAAAATTACTTCTGAAGAGCAAGATGCTATGGATACAGCATCTGAATATCCTAAGACTAGAAAAGATATGGCTTTTGAGAGAAGAGTGGATTATTGGAGACAGAAACTTCCAGAAGTTACTGTTGCTCCTTTTAATAAGAGTTCATGGAGTAAAGTATAAAATAATTAATAAAAATCTATTTAATTATTTTATTTACGAGAACGAGTACGTTTTCTTTTACGCATTGATTTACCTCTCTTTCTGGTGCGTTTTTTCTTACGCGATTTGCCACGGGTTCTTTTTCGGCGTTTTCCTCCTCCCATCGGCAGGTTCGGCTGCTCGCTCTCTGGTTGGTTCAAGTGTTCATTATGAACGTTTATTAATTGATCATGATCATCGTCTCTACCACTAGTTTCAGGAACTTCATTTATACCAAGAAGTGATAAGATCCCATTAAGACGTTGTTCTAATTTGTCAAGTCTTTTGTCTTGCTCTTTATCATATTTGTAAAGTTGTATAATTAGTCTATTATTCTCCGCATTACGCCAATTCCAAGTATCGCTATCTTCTCCACTATCAACACTCTCCTCATAATCATCATCGCTACTATCACTCATTATATAATAACTAAAGATTTATTAATTATTATATTTATTTTTTACGCGTTCGTTTGCTTCTTCTCCTTTTTCTTTTTGTTCTCTTTTTACGAGATTTAGTATCTCGTTTTTTATTTCTATGTTTTCTTTTATAAGTCTTTCTTTTACGTTTTAACTTTTTACTCTTTTTAGTTTTTCTCTTTTTTCCTCCTTTAGTTTTATTTTGCTCAATTCTTGCTTCGGCCGCGGCCGCCGCCGTAGCCGCTTTCATTTTCCTTAAATCATTTGTAAGTTTTTTTATCGGATTTGGACCTCTATTTCTTTTATGTTTTTTATTACCCCTGTCTCCAGATGTTCCCAATGTTTCCCAATATTTGTCATAAGCTCTTGGTATAAAACTATCTCTCTCATCAGTAGCTCTTGCACCTTCTGGATCATGATCGTTCACAGTGAGATTGTTTTCAGTCGTCTCCATATATAATAACTAAATAATATATTTTAGAGATGTGATTAATATTATACTAAATAATATATTAATATATTAATGAATGAACAAACTGTCTGGGAGTGTGATGATTTACGTAGAGAAATATTTTCCTATTTAAGAACGGAACCACAATTGTCATGTGTTGATTGTGAAAAAGTATTAGTTTGGGATATAAATGTGGAACCGTATTTGAGAATACCGTATTTATATGGGAGAGATAATGGATATTACTGTATAAAGTGTTGGGGTAGGTATATACCTATGTCTAGACATCCATGTATAATATCTTAAATATACAAGTGATAATCATTTTATAAAATAATTAATTTAAATTTATTTAATTATTTTATTTACGAGAACGAGTACGTTTTCTTCTTTTCGTTTTCTTTTTTCTACCCCTTTTTTTCCTAGATTTTTTTCCTCCAGTTGAAACTGGAACAACATTCGCAACTGGCAACTGTGCTGCTGCTTCTTCTGATACTCCTTGTACTTCCTGTGCTGGTGTCACATCATTACCATTAACATCTAACATTAGTTGAGCATTACTACCATCTCTTCTAATACTATTTAAAATAAATAGATGTTTTATATTAGGTTCTTTACCATAAGGACCACACCAACCTTCCAAAATATGTTGAACACCAGGGTAATACATGCCTGCCTGAGCATCAAAAACAAAAGGCTTTCCCTCATTATTTTTAGCAAATGTAACACAATGTTTACTACCATCACCACGTTCTATTCCACCTATAGCAGCCATACCTGATGGAATCACTGCAAACAAATTGTTCAATACTTCCTTATTTTGTTCTGGGGTTTGTAGTGATAAATCAGGACTCTTTTTCATCTCACTATGGTAATTAGGATATCCAAAATTTATAAGATACTGTAATGCTTCAACAGTAAATCCGTTTCCAAAATTCTGTTGGTAATAAGCTACCAAATCTGATGGCATACCTAAAAGTTTAAAAACACAAGGACAGCAATCTTTTGGAAAATTAACTGAGTGTGGATTTATAAATGATGTTATCATTTCGTCATTCATTTTTCGTCTCATTCCACCTCTTTTTGAGTTTTTTCTTTTACGTTTTGACTTTTTACTCTTTTTAGTTTTTCTTTTCTTACCTCCTTTAGTTTTTTTACTTACTGGGACGCATTTCTGATCTTTCATATTTGGTTCAGGAGCTGTACCTTCTTTATTTGATGGTGTACAATAATAACTTGTATCACACCAACCACTAGGATCACACCAAGATTTTTTTTCACAATTGGTAAAACATGGTCTATTTACCATTCCAGGTATTCTCGCATCTTCATGAATAATACCATTAGATTTTTTTAAAGTTCTTCGTCTTCTAGCTGCTGCTTTACGTTCTGGACTAATATCACCAGCTAACGCAGAAGATATTTGTTGTTGTTCTCTTTGTAATATAGAACTTAAAATATTTTGTTTAAAACCTAAAGCTTTTTCATATACCTTTTTTTGTTTTAATTGTCTCATTGCATTGTTTTGGTCTTTTTTTTTAACGTAATCTCTAGCTTTTTCCTGTACATTAGCAATTTTTCTTTCTAAATCAGCTATATCTTTCTCTATTTCATTTCTACTCAAAGACATTTATATATTAACGATAAAATATTATTTTAGTTAGCATAAAATAATTAACGAAAGTTTATTTAATTATTTTATTTATGAGAACGAGTACGTTTTCTTCTTTTCGTTTTCTTTTTACTAGATCTGGTGCCTCGTTTTTTATTTCTATGTTTTCTTTTATAAGTCTTTCTTTTACGTTTTACTCGTTTTCTTTTTCTTGTTCGTCTTTTTTTACCACCTGTTACCAAAAGTTGATTAGTTCCATTTATAATATCAATAGCTTGTTGTAAAAAACTAGTATTTCTACAATGTTTCTTATTACGACCACTATTTAAACGTGTACCATTATCATAAAATTTACCATAATAATTCCAGTTAATTTTGAATCCTTGGTAAGAATTTAAACAATCTTTAATAGCACTACAAGAAGGTTTGTTTTCGTTACCAACCATTGCTTGTTTTGAGGATCCATCACAATTTCCTGTAGAATCATAATTTAATTCATGAACACATGGTAATACAACAATTTCTTTTCCAGATACTCTATTTACTATTTTTTCATCAGAGTCTTGTTTAAGAGCAGTAACAAGAGTTTCTATAGTTCTAGTTAAATCAGAACTGAATAAACTAGTTGCAGATAAAAATTCATCATTTTTTACCATTTTTGCTCCAGTCATTGCTGCTTGTTCAAAACCAACATTAGTTAATTTAGTATCTTTATTACCAAATACAGCAGCACGTTTCTTTTTTAACCCTTTCAGTGTGTTATGTGTACCTTGTCCGTGTCTGATTAAAAAGAAAACATATGTATCTCCATTAGTTTCATATCTAGATTGGACTCTAACGTTTACATCAGGGAATGGTATAGCTGTATAGTTAGGACTAGTTTTGCTACTATCTGTTACATAATATTTTTTATCGGGTTTAACTTCATCTAATTCTCCTTGATAAACTAAGTTACATAATATATTATTAGGATTGATTTCTAAACGCAGTACAGCTCCATTCATAAATCTCTCAATCTTTTTATCTAAAATACTTGATAATAAACATCTTATTCTAGCCTGATGTGTAGCAATAATAGAAACATATTTTTTTCCTTTTTGACTAGAAATATTTTGTACAGACGATATCATGGGTTCTAATTGTACATTACTATTTAAAGCTTCTCCACCTTTTTTCATAATCTAAATATAAATAACATTTAGATTATAATTTATACAACAGTGTAAATAACGCCATTTCGTCTTACTATATATTTTTGGTTAATAAGATCCTCAATGCGCGCCTCATTTAGAGGTTCATCTTCTTGTTCTTCTTCCAAGTCTTTCACATCCTCTTCAACAGATCTAGCTTCTTCTTTTGCTTGCGAATACAGATGATGTAAATCAACCATATCATTATAGTGTTTAAAACCATTTCCTTGTAATAAGTGTGTCATTTCTTCTTCTTCGCCATCTTGATAAAGATCTGTTATAGTATCACTGAACCCAGTAATACCTGCTCCAGCATCACCACTAAATGCATCTTCTAATGCTATTAAAGCATTTATACCTTCACTAGTGGTACCAATTAGCTTACCTTTGTTATCATATAGATTAACATTATTTGTATGAGGAACTCTACTACTATTTGTAGGTGGACCAGCAGCTGCCATTAATCGCTCCATATTAGATCCACTGGCTACTCCTCCAGACATCTTTTTCTTATGTTTTCTACCGTATTTACAGTATTGTTTTTGAGAGAATCCTTTAGGTCGTCTACAGTTAATGCTCTTTTTATATTTTTTAGACCATTTACCTCCCTTTTTATTTTTCCTGGTTGTTCTTTTTTTACGTTTACCAGCTTGTTGCATAGGAACTACTCTATTTGTTCTTGTACCGTGTTGAACTGTAAAACTACTTTTTGTAGCACCATCATAAATAGAAGTTCGTTTTTTACGACCGACTATTTTTGGATCTTCTTCTACAGCTTCTGCTACAGGTATATTTTTGAATTTACGTTCAAAAATTCTTTTATTTTGATTAAATTCTTGTTCGGCAGCAGCTTGAGTCCATGGTGAACGAGGATTTCTCATTTCATTCATTAATTCATGACCCCTTCTATTTAATTTTGCTTCTGTATAATTATCATTTGATATTTTAACAGATCTAACTACAGCTGGTACAGGTTTTACTTTTTTTGATGGTAACATACTTCTAGCAGTACTCATTACACCACCTCTACCTTTTTTTGACCGTTTGTTTTTGCGTTTATGTTTACGTTTGGTTTTACGTTTAGTTTTACGTTTAGTTCTTTTTTTAGTTTTTCTACGACGTTTCCCACCACCACTTTGACTTGTAAGTAAATTTTGTTTCTTAAAAAAATCCATGATAGCTTCTTCTGTACGAGCACCTTTATGTTCTATTTTTTTACCACCTTTAATCATACTAATCGTAGGAAATCCTTCTACATTGGGAACATCAGCATTTTCCATAAAATTAGCATTCAATTGTACTATAATTATATTACTATCATCATGATCTTTTTTGATTCTAGATTCTACTAATTTCCATATAGGTTCTAAATCATCACAATGACCGCATCCATCCATATAATACTTTACTAATTTATCTTTTTTATTACTGTTAAGTTTTTTAAGAGTATCTTCACTATTAACATGTAAAAATTCAGGCATATATATTATCAAAAGAATAAATAAATATTTTGAAAAATATTCTAGTTTAATTATATAAGATGTACAAGAAAGGATTAATATTAGTTATATTTCTATTAGGGTTATATGTTTATTGTTCTCATGGGAAGAGAGTTTTGGAAGGATTTGATAATAAACGTGACTGTCCTAATATTTTGATTCAAAAAGGAAAACAAATTTATTTAAAAAATACTAAACTAGCAGAAATTCCAGGAGTGAATCCAATTACTTTTGATAATTTAGAAGAATATGTAGAGTTTTTAAATTGGCAAAAATCACAGGGTATGGATTGTGAGGTATTATTTTTAAAACATGAGTATGATGCACAAGGTAATGGAGTTTACAAAATAAGACCCGATGTAAGTGATTTAAATCCAGGTGCTCAAGCTAGAAGTCCAGGAGAGATTGAAAGCTTAGATGCTGTTACAGTACCATCTAATAAAAACTTTCCCTTTCCTGCTCAATTACCTGAGCAACAAAAGTTAGTGGACGCATCAAGAAATGATCCTCCATACAACAAGAATAGTTATCCAGGATTTGATCAAGACAATCAGTATCAAGGTGTAGATACCCCTTTAGACAAGTTATATAATGTTGAAGCTAATAAAACATATAGTGATAATGCTATGGATAAAAATTGGGGAGGCGTAGAATACTCTAAAAGAGTAGTTGGGTCAGGATATTATGATGCAAATACAAGATAAACAGATGATTATATATTAGTATATATCAATATATAATCAATGAACGAATTTCAAGCAGGAGCTTTTAGTGGATTAGCACAAAATATAGTAGGACACCCATTTGATACAGCAAAGGTCTTTATTCAAAATAATAAGTGTTTAAAATCATTAAGACCCTTACAATACTATAGAGGATTTATTTATCCAACCATATTTAGTATAGGCTCAAATGCTATAGTATTTCCTATAAATAAGTATATAAATGATAAAGTAAATAATAACTTTGTCAGTGGTTTTGTAACAGGATTAGTCGTAACACCACTATGTTATGCTTTTGATTTATTTAAAGTAAAAAAACAAATTCCTGGAGAATTTTCAAAGAAAATTTATGGATTAGGAAGCACTGCTGGGAGAGAATCAATTGGATTTAGTTTTTGGTTAGGAACTTATTTTACTATGACAGAAAAGTATAATTATGATGCTTTTATTTCAGGTGGAATGGCAGGATTATTGGCATGGACTTTTAGTTATCCAATAGATGTCATAAAAAATAGACAGATGGTTA